CTCGATAGAAAGTGGATACAAAATAGAAAAGAATTATTGTACTGAAACAAATGATTATATTTCTTATATTAATCAAGGCAGAGTAATTGATGTGGTTTCAAATCATAAGGCCAGATACAACAATGACAGGGATATTGAAATTTTTGGACGAATGGAACCGGGAGATCGTTCAGATGACCCTAAAATAGCAGATATCATGCCTTATGCCAGAAGAAATGGAATTTTTAAGGATAAATATTTTAAACTGGAAAATGATAAGGTTTGTAAAACGATAACTGCGCATATGAAATTTGACTGCAATATGTATATACATCCTACCCAGGCAAGAGGATTAACGCCAAGAGAAGCGGCAAGAGTACAGTCTTATCCTGATGATTATTTTTTCAGAGGGGCATATACGAAGACATATATGCAGATAGGAAATTCTGTTCCGCCACTTTTGGGAAGGGCAATAGCACAAGTGATAAAAGGCTATATGAAAGGCGGTAATGCTTGATGAATTTTGTAGAAGCAATAAGAGTAATAAAGAATATAATTCTACAGTGTTCTGCAAATGAATATGATGGAATACTGGTAAAAAGACTGGAAGCGTCTAATACCCTGGATGAGGGGAGAACAACTAATCAGACACACATAGCAATATCTGGAGAACAGATGAATATGTTCCCGTATCTTATGGCTGATGGTTATTTTAACTGCGATTATAGTGAAAAAGATGAACAGTTAAAAAAATATTTTATAACACAGATCCCACTTTACATTTACCAGGACAATATTTCATATTTAGAGGCTGATGAGAAAAGCGGAATCATTTTTGACGAAAATAAAAAAAGTTGTGTTTGTGCAAGCGTGGTAAGAAGTAGGAGAAAAGAACAGGCAGATCAAGTACAACTTTCATTGATTACTAGTACAACGAATAATAAATAATTGCTATATTAAACAGAGGCCGCTTCATCTTCACTGATTTCATCCATTTTGTACTTCCAGTGATAAACCACAGGTTCACGGTTCACTTCGTCAAAGTACTTGTAAATCCGTTCTTCCAACTCCTGTTTGGTATTGACACGAATTCCTCGAAGCATCTGCTTGGTCATCTTGCTGAAGAAACTTTCAATCATGTTTAACCATGAGCCATGTTTCGGCGTAAACACAAATTTAAAACGTCCCTTTGGCATGGTGTCCAGAAAGCGTCGTGTTTCTTTGGAAGTATGTGCTGAGTGATTATCCAGGATGATTCTGATGGAATCCTGTGATGGATATTTTTTGTCCAGTATCTTTAAAAACTCAATAAAATCAGAACTCTTGTGAGTATCTCTTACTAACGGAATGGCTTCTCCTGTAAGTAAATCAATGCCAGCCAATAAAGAGAGGGTTCCAAGACGTTTGTATTCTGCATCACGGTATATTTCGCCGTGTCCTGGTGCTGGACGTAAATCTGGTGCAGTGTTGGAGATTGCCTGAATGCCAGGTTTCTCATCATACGATACCGTAATGGTCAGTTTATAATCATCTGGAACAATGAGTGTGCCAGTTTCATCAAACTGCATTTCAATCTGCTTGTAAACCAGCAGAACCTCATGCATTTTTGATTCAAAATCAGGATCCCGTTTTTCACAGTAATACTTGATTTTAAACGGCTTAATATCTTGTTCCTTGAGAAATTTCTGGATATATGGCTTTGTAACTGTTGAAAGCCTTGGATATCCCGCCTCCTCTGCATGCTTTTGAATGTATTTGTGGAGGGCGGTCAAAGTCCAAAGTTCCTGTGCATAGCCGAGTTCTGTTGGTCTCTGACATGCAATGCTAATCATCCATGCCTTAGCATCATCGGTGATTTCTGATGGGCGTCCAGAACGCTGCATATCAAAAATTGCAGCATCCACACCGCCTTTGTGAAACTTCGAAATACAAAGACGTACCGTTGCGGTACTGATTGTAAGGTTATCAGCGATTTCCTGGAATGTCATTCCATCAGCTTTATATAAAAGGATTCTGGCACGGTCTACGACTTGTGCCTGAATCGTTCTCTTTTTGGATAATGATTTAAGGTAATTCTTGTCTTCATCTGACAGGGGAAGATATGTTTTTCTCATAGTGTTCATCCTTTCTTAGATAACACTATTTTACCACACATCATCCATAAAATATATAGCAGTTATTTAATTTACTTTATACTAGTAAAGTGACGTATTTCGTGCCATAGGATTCCAGCTGAGGGCCTCCGATTGCCACCTTGTATTCGTGCTGGTGTTTACTGTTATAAACCCCAACTATTTTTTCCGGTTTATCCGGAATTGGACCAATATACACAGCCCCCTGTGTGAGTGTCTCAATATAATCTCTGATATCCGATAACGTCATAAACCAGCCAGCCTCCTGTAGTTTTCTTTGAATGCTTCCACTGCAAGGTCAGCATTTTTCCCACCTGGAAGCCAGTCTTCATACCATTTGCCTTTTGCATTCGGGTTTTTATCCTTCTTAAAATGAAATTCTGGATGGAAATACAGGCGTCTTGCATATGGTGTACTGGATATGATACTTACTTTTCCGTGACTGCTTTCAGAGGTATCTACAAAAGTACTCTCATTCTGCAAAGCACCGGTATCTCTTGGAAACACCTGTGCCTGCTCAACTTCTGTATGTAAATCTTCTGCAGTCTGCTCCAGGGCTGCCACCTGTGCCCGTGTCAGCTGATTGATCTTCGGAAAGTTAAGTTTAACAGTCGAATTGACCTTGATCATATCAGAAGCACCTCCGTGTAATTTATGGTACCGTCCGGATTTCTGGCTTTCCTGTCTTCCTGGATCTTTCTCTTGACACCAAATATGGTTGCTGTACCGCCAGATATTACCGGAAGCTCTGGGCAGATATCTCCCGGGAATAATACGGATCCGGTAATCTGAACCATTTTCTTGTCAGCTGTGAAGATCGTCTTTGCTTTGTCCTGGTAATTGCATTTCCCGGAATATTCAAAACATGGAAGAGGTTCCCCATATTTATTCCGTCCTTCCTGCTCCATCACTAAGCTGATATCCGTCCTGCAAAGCCTTTTGGGTACTAAACATGGATATTTCATAGCTCACCTCGCTAATCTGCAGCACAGCCCTGTCTGACACAACAGTGCATACAGATCTCTTTTCATCGCCACACCTTTGTCTGTGAATACGTTCCAGCTGCTGCCAAACTGGGCGGATACACCATTGATGCTGTAGCTTGAAAGTATAGAATTGATCTCGTCCGCATTCTCGGTTTCAAAGTCTGCCTGCTGGCAGACAACATCCTGAATGATATCCCGCTGAAACTGTGTCAGGCTGGAAAATCCCCGACCTACAATCCGGTTGTAGGTCAGGGAATCAATGTGCCGAGACGCAATCTGCAGAGCTCTCTCAATGTCATTTTCTAAAATCAGGGTTCCGCCGTAAGTATCCGTATAGTATTCTGGGGTTGCATATGGTTCGTAGCTCATAACCGCTCACCTCATTTCGAAGTGTTCTTTTCTTTTGCAGGCTTTTCCTCTTTCTCTACTGCTTCTTTAGAAGCTTTCTCCGGAGTTTCTTCTACCTCGTATCCATGGTCTTTGAACCACTGGATCAGATAAGGATCTTCTGTTTCTCCTACGCCGTTACAGAAAGGAACAGAAGCGGAAACACCTGTGTAATCTTTATTTGGACTTTTGATCTTCATTCTTCGCCTCCTATTTTACTTTGATTCCCCTGAATACACCTGCCGCCTTGGAAGTCTTCAGTGCAATAGCTGCGTTCATTTCAACCTCACCTTTCTTCACTGCTCCAGCAGTTGAAAAGTCCGGGAGCCAGGTCTGTACAGGTGCTACTCCTGCGAAAGACACTGCATGGAGTCCATCCATTGCAAGTCTGGCAACATACAGGGATGTTTTTCCATCTGAGGATTCAATCGGTACTACTTCATCATTCGTACCCGGTTTGGTCTTCAGGTCAACAAAAGGAATGCCGCCATAGCTCTCTACCTGATTTCCCCAGTTATCCTTTGTTACCTGATACATGCTGGCACGTCTCGCGCAAGCTCTCAGTTTAGAAATCAGTTTGTTGTTTCCTCCAATGAATGTGGGAGTACCATCCAGACCGCCAAGGAACTCATCCAGCATATCCAGGAAGTACTGATAGTTTTTGGTAACCAGCTCGGAAGTGGACAGATCGATCACTCCATCTGCATTGTATTCCGTAGAGCTTCCTGTAAGTGCCTTATCCAGTCCGTCAAAGCATTTGGAATCAACCCCTGTATCACCATTGATAAAGGTATCATTGAAAAGTGCCTGAGCTGCTTTGATCTTCTGTGCCTGCTGCAGCTCCACTTCGCTTACGATACCGCCCATATTCGCAATAACTCGGTCAATCTCATAAGCTCCACCAAACACTTTGATTTCAACCGTGTGGCGTTCCTTGGTTACCTCAGATGGTGCATATTCTTTATTGATCTCACGAAATGCAGCTGTCGGCTGTGTTTTCAATCGTGTGTAGCTGTAGCTTGGTGTAGCCCCTCCACCGGTAGGAGATACTGCATCGTCAAATGGAATGTGTTCCAAGATATAATTTGATTTCTGAAATTCATCAATAACGCCCATCTGCAGATCATCCTGGACGTTTTTCTTAGCTTCTTCTAATGTAATTGCCATAATTATTCACCTTTCCCTTCTGAACCCAAGTTCAATTTTGCCGCAATCGCTTCCTTCA